AACTTGGTGCAAATAAGGTTACCTTGCATAGAGAACAAAGCAGTAACAACATCTTGGTCGCCAACACGCTCTTGGAACTCACCGATCTGGGGTGCTTCCTGCATACAGAACTCGAAGTAATCCGTGTTCAAGAAGTAAGCGACACCATTCCGTTGAGCAGCGGCCAAGAAATTGGCTGTGTTGCTAACGTCAAGGTCAAGGGAGGAATAAACCTTGGCCATACCAAGCTCAAGGCCCAGCATGTTGGTTTTTTCCGTCTTGTCTTCAACGAGAGAAACACGAACGTTAGAAAGCTTCGAATCTTCGAAGTTAGCGTAAGTACCATCATCCATGATGACGAGGTCAGGACCTTTGCCCATTCCGCCAGCATAGTGAGCAGCCTCACGATAAGTCTTCCGCAGTTGTTTCTGACCGTTAGTTGCATAAGCACTAATGTCGTTGAACTGGTTGTAGTGGAAGTAGCTGCTGCTCTTGGCCACGTTCTGGACAGATTGTCCGGCAGTGTTCTGAGCGGCAATCGTGTCAAAGTCAAGAAGACCGTGCTCGACACCAGTTCCGATACCAGAGCTAAAGTCACCATTCAGAGTCTGAAGGCCCTTCAGTTCAGCCGTCTGGAAGACGATCCCGCGAGAAGCACCCGTCAACAGATAACTGTTAAGGTCGGAGTTGACACCGGCCATGACAGTCTGTGGGTACTCTTCGATGAGACGAATGACAGCAAGCTTGCCACTGTTGAAGAGAAGCTCTTTCTTCGGGATGTTGATGGCAACAACCAGACGGTGAGGCTCAACGCGGAAACGTTTGATTTCCTTGCGACGAGTCATGTTGAGGAGTTCGTCACCGACGAAAACACCAACACCGCGAGCGGGTGCAGCACCTGTGAAGGTACGTTCAATAAAGGATCCGCCTTCCATTGGCATACGAGCTTTGGATTGCAGTGCTTCGAAAAGTTCATTGCTCCGAACAAACGAGTTGATCAGCGGGCCACGCAGGTCCGCGAAGGTGCTGTTCAGAACTTCATTAGAGATAGCCATTTTTCTACCTTGAAGTTTGGTTAACTATTAAAGACTTGTTGGTGCCTGCCCGATCCGCTGGAGGTCGGGTCCAAAAGGTTATCCGACGCGCACACGGGTGCTCATACTTCCGTACACAATTCTGGCGTATCTGACAAGTACAGATCTGGCGGGATATGCTATTCTAACCTCCGGAGGATTCGTCTATGGCTGCGAGGCGCAAGCCCAAGATTCTACCTAAGGGTGCAAAGCTGGCTGATGTACCGGGACTGAACTACAGCATGGTGAACGCCATGTTTTCGTCCCCATCGGCATTTGTAAGCATGTGTCAGATTCTCCGAGAGGATGAGTCCATCGGGTATCTGAACCCGACACCCACCCAGATGCGTCTGCTCGAAGCAGCGCAAAAGCATCGTTGGGTCATCGTCAATAAGTTTAGACAGGCCAAGATCACGACAATCAGTGTCATGCTCTTGCTGCGCGATTGCATGTACCTCGAGGGTGTCAAGGGGCTGCTCATTGCAGAGCGTCAAGACACGGCAGAGGACATCTTCGAACGGATCCTCTTTGCGTATCGACGACTTCCTGAGGCGGTGCGGATGCCATTGGTCCCCGGCCGTCGTGCGGGAACAACCCAGATGCACTTTATTCACGGTGGTGGAATCAAGGTTCTGACAGCTGGTGGTAGAAGCCCTGCGATCGGTCGTTCGGTTGACCGTCTGGTCATTACGGAGTTTGGTGAAGCGCAGTGGCAATCAAAGGCCGCTGTAAACATATTTCCCACAGTTAACAAAAGACCTAACGCCCGCGTCATTCTGGAGTCCACACCCGGAAGAGCCGGGTCTCACCACGAACAAATGTGGCTCTCCGCGTTAGAAGGTAAGGGTCGATTCCACCCTCTCTTCTTGAAGTGGTGGGAAGATGAATCATGCAGCACAGACCCCACAGGGTTCCAACCTGTCCCGGCGGAGGAGAAGTACCTTGCGGAACATGAAGGCATGGGCCTCAACAACCTGGCGTTCCGTCGTCAGGCTCTTGAAACGGAAATGGTCGGGGACCCCCGACTCTTCTCCTCAAAATACCCCAGCACACCCTACGATGGGTGGTTGGGCAGTTCCTCCCCTATCATGCCCGCCGACGCCCTCCGACGACTGTTGGACAATGCCGTGGCCGACCCAAGAGCCAACAGTCTCGGTATACACTCGCTGGAGCACGCAAGAGTCGGAACCCGCTACTTAATTACTGCTGACCCTGCTGGGTTCGGAAGTAGTGGTGACAACTCGGCGCTGGTTGTTTGGGATGCGTTGAACCGCAAGGACGTTGCATTCTGGGAGGGTCGAGAAGACCCAGGTAAGTTCGCACAGCGACTGGTCAAAGTTCAAAAAGTGTACAACAACGCAATGATTGCTGTGGAGTCAAACGCCGCAGCTGTAATTGCAATCTTGAAAGATAGAGGCACACGCAACCTACTTTGGACCGACCGAAACCATCCGGGTTGGTATGCCACAAATAAGAGAGTCCAAGAAGCCGAGGCGCGCCTCGTTCGTATGCTCAGAGAAGAAGACCTAAACATTCGGTCCAAACGGATACTTCACCAGTTACTGCACTATGATGGATCCCGTAAGTCTCGTGTCAAACAGAAAGATGGAACCACCCATCACTTTGATCTGGCGCGCACAGCCGTGATGGGTGCGGATATACTCTCGCGTCGGAGGTTCGTCCGCGATACTGTAGAAGAAACTCCAAGCGATTATCGTCCGGGCATCGTCACGATCAAGGACCTCGACAAATATAAAGATCGACAACGGCGGGATGCCCGCAGTCCTTATAAACCCAAATCCGTTCGAAGGTGGTAACATGGCCCAGAAGAAAGACTATTACGACATGATTGAAGAGAAGAAAAAGAAGGCGAGGGAAGAAGATTACGCCGAGATGAACCCCAAACCTAAGAAAAAGAAGAACAATCCTCACGGCAACAAACCATCTGGATACTAAATGACTACCAAACTGACGACACTCATTGACCGGCATAAGCGGTTCTATGAGCAGAACGAGAAGGTCCTCTTCGACAAGGCCCGGATGTACTACCGGGGAGACTTCTTTCGTCGGCGGGATTCTAACTTAGACAAAGAGACCAATCTGTTTCTTTGCTCTAAGAATCTTATCTATGCCATCGCAGACACCGCAGTTTCTGCGCTTTTGGGTCCAAACCCCCAAGTGTCCGCACAACCCCGCAACCCCATCAGTCAAGAAGCTGCACCGGCAGTTAATGGTTTGATGGAGTACACCTTCCAGACGAACAAGATGCGTCGACGCGCTGCGACAGCTCTCATCGATGCAGTTCTTTGTAAGAGGGGAATCTTCAAGACAGGTTGGTCCATCGAAGAAGACCGACCCGTCGTTAAAGTAATTGACCCGTCCTCGTTGTTTTTCGACCTCACCGTCCGAGATGTTGACGACATTCGCTATTGGATAGAAGCCACAGTTGTGCCATACACTGTGTTCAAAGAGCGTGTCGCCTCGGGTCGCTATCAAAGCGACAAGATTGATGATGTGCGACCTGACCGGTATCCGTCTTGGATACTTGGGGCCGATAAGAAGTCCGAAACTGACATGGTTCGAGACGCCTTCGAGTGGGTCACTATCTACGAGTACTACAACCGGGACACGGGTGTGGTGCAGCACTACGTTAAGCAAGCAGACACTGTCATCTTCGAAGAGAAGATTGACTATGTTCCTTACAGCATGTTCAGCCTGAACCAGTCAGGCGTCGATTGCTTGGGGCTGTCTGAGGTCCAGTTGGTTCTCAACCAACAAGAGACCATCAACGACTTGCTGACGCACATGAAACAGATCACATATTTGATGGTCCCAAGAATCCTGTATGATTCCGGGCGCATCTCTGAGGAAGATTTAAACAAGGCCGTCGAGGCGAGCGCCGGAGCTTTCGTTGGTATTAGTCCAGAAAACAGCGAGGCTCTTCGCACTTTGGCGACTCTATTTTATGAGATGCCGATGCCACGAAGTCCCGAGGGAGTTGAGGCATTTGTTGCTCGACAAGAAGGTGACGCAGCGTTCATCTCCGCATTGGCCGAGGCAGCCCGTGGGCAGGTCACAGGGGCTCGTACCGCAACAGAGATGGCAATCATCGACGCACAGATGCGGACACGCCTGGCGACTCGTGAGGGACATCTAAACACTGCCATTGAAGATGTTGCTGCGAAATGCTTTTATCTCAGCCGCAAGTACATGAAACATGAGAAGATGGTACGTGTTGCTGGGTCCGAACGTTGGTTCCCAATCAACCACGAAACAATCCACGACGTAATGGTCAACTTCGAAATGGTCTCGTACAACCCCATCCGCCAGAACCCATCTGTTCTCGCAGAGACTTTGGTCCAGTTGCTTCCGTTCCTTCAGCAGAACCCCCACGTCGATGTACGTCGACTTACTGAAGAGGTCGTGTCTGGTCTGGGTCTACCCAACAAGATTCTTATGAATCAGCTGGATGTGGCCGCGAAGGCTGAGGCCGAGGCAGCGTTGCAGCAACAGCTTGCACTCGGCGGTGCTGCCGCACCGAGTGGTGGAGGAGGGCTTCCTCCTGAGTTGGCTGCTCTAATGGGCGCACCACCTGACGAACCTCAAGCAGCAGACTCTCTCGCCGCTGGCGGCGGAACCCCCTTGGAATAACGATGTCTCTTCCCTACGACATGATGATGAACGACCTGCGACGAAACGCACAGGGGGCCTGCCCCTTGGCGACTCAAGACTTGCAGGTCAACACGCAGAATCGAGACTCGGCCATCCAAGCCGAATGGATCCAATACGGACCCATGAACTTGGAAGACGATGACTACTGGGAAGAGTTAGCGAAGTTCTGGAAGACAGAACCAGCGGTCGCAATGGAATCACGGTGCAGCAACTGTGCAGCCTTCGACTTGTCTCCAAGGATGAAAGAATGCATGCCCGGAGAAACATCCGATGAGGATGGAGAGCTGGGGTATTGTTGGATGCATAAGTTCAAGTGTCACAGTGCCCGTACTTGTCGTACTTGGGCAGCAGGTGGTCCGATCACTGAAGACGAAGTTTCAAACGACTGGCAACAACGGGAGTAACCCATGGCCGAGAAGAAAAAACCAGCACAAGCATCCCCGGGTCTGACCCGCATCAACCGTCCTGCGGACATGTCACCCGGAGAGTTTGAGCGGCGCATGCGCGAACTAATCCGACAAGAGCAGGAACAGGCATTCCCTACTCGATACGACCAACGTCTCCCTCCCGCAGCGTCACACCCATCAGTCACTGCGGCTGACACCGGAGAGCCGGATACGACGCTCGCAAGACCGTCTGCCGAACAAGTCGCAGGTCAAGCCGCTGACCGGGCACGGTTCGATGAAATGTCGGCTCGGTTCGCCAAAGCACAACGTACCGACGCAAGAGATACGCCCGGGTACCGCCGTCCTCGCCCCTCCGTCGAAAAGCAGGAGCGTGACAACGCCGCAGCCCAAGAATCGGTTCGCAGTCGTAGAGGTGAGTGATGCCTAAAGACGAATACACCGAGAAGAAAGAGAAGATGAAGATAGATGCCCGGGTGTCGGACAAGATCCGCACTCTCCGTAAGGAAGGGTACCCACAAAAACAAGCCGTAGCCATCGCGCTTCAAATGGTCGGTAAGAAGAAGGACTGAGTCGTGGCCGAGGACTATGACAAAAAGAAGACCAGCATGCGCAAGAAAGCGCAGAAGAAGGGCTCAGGTACCGCGAAGAAACGTGACCCGAAGAAATGGGAAGCTGCGAAACGCAAAGCCCGAGCCAAGATGGGGGGTCACTCTGCGCGTGCAATGCAACTGGCCGTCAAGTACTACAAGGATATGGGTGGTCGGTACTCCGGCAAGAAGAAAAAGACCAAGCTCAGCAAGTGGACCAAAGAAGACTGGGGTACAAAGAGCGGTAAAAAGTCGAGTGAGACAGGCGAACGTTACCTACCTAAGAAGGCTCGTAAAGCCCTTAGCGACAAAGAGTACGCAGCTACAACGCGCAAGAAACGTGAAGACACCAAGAAGGGTAAGAAGTACTCGAAGCAACCCAAGAAAGTAGCGAAGAAAACCGCAAAGTACAGGTGAGCCATGGCTGAGGACTATCATAAAAAGAAGGACCGTATGAGACGGGAGGCCCAAGGCGACGCGCCGTATGAGCGGCTGTCAGGTGGTCGCGTTAGATACCGGGGTGAGATATTCCCGGGACTGAACAAACCGAAGCGTGCGCCAAGCGGAAGCAAGTACAAAGGTCGTGTCTTGGCCCACAAGAACGGTAAGGTCAAGGTTGTGAACTTCGGACATCGTGACTACAAGCACAACTACAGCGCCAAGGCCAAGGCCAACTACCGCAAACGCAGTGCGGGTATCCGTGACAAGTCGGGCAAACTCACGAAGGATGATAAGTTCAGCGCAAACTACTGGGCACGAAAAGAGCTATGGCCCACAGGCAAGAAGAGTGGAGGGAACCTGTAATGCCCAGAAACGAATTCGATCAACAGATGCAAGCGTTGCGTCAACCCACATCAATGCCGATGGAGGGGGCGAAACCGACCACCTACACCCACCCTATTACCAACGAGCGATTGGCGGCATTGGCAACAGACAGTCACGCGGGTCCTATGGCTACGATTCAGTTCGAGGACACAGGTAAACTCGCAAACATTTACCCGGGCGACGAGTTGCCCGATGGGTTCGTCGTCGAAGAGATCACACCTGAAGGTGTCGTGGTTCTCCCCGAGACCGGGCCTCGCCAGCTGTGGCAGATGAGTCAGTCTGAGCGGCCGATCTCAACCCGATACACCCAAGAAGACGAGGATGCGCTCAACAGGTTACGCGACGAAATGCGGCAGAGGCAGAAGGCACTTTTGGGTCCCGATGGTCCCGATGGTCCCGATGGTCCCACGCGCGGTGTTGATGATGGT